CTCCACCATTTGTAGTTGTTTGTTGAGTGAATGATGAACCATTCCAGATTTCATTGTTTACTGCAGACCAATATTCAACGGTTGGAGCAGCTGACAACAACATATCAAGAATTTCAAGATCAATTTCCATTGATACATATTCTGATAACATTGAAGTCAATTCAGCTTCAGCGTCAATTGAATGATAAGCGTTAAGGTCTTGTGCGAACTCAGGAGTCCATACAGCCTTCAACTTACGTGTCTTAGCAACAATTGCTTCACTTTGAAGTTCTAAGTTCAATTCTGGAATGTCGATATCATCTGCTGAGTTAGGAGCTGGTGTAGTAAATGATGTTTGCTCAAAATCACCTCTTGTAATATCGGTAGGCTGCTTAGTATATGATACTGTATAATTACTAGTTCCACTCAAACCAGAACCAGATACAACGAAATCAATGTTTGCGCCATTCAATTTAGTATAAGCAGGGTATGTAGCTGCAATTGCAGAAGCCGAGCTTAAAGTAAATGCACGAACTGCTAATGGATCAAATCCACTTAAAGATGAAGTAGCTACACTAACAACAGCAAAATTTGTTGCAAAATCTGTCAAGTTAGTGATTGCAGAATCAAAATTAACTGATCCAGATGTTGCAGAACCTGTAGTTGCAGTTGCATTTGTTACTTGTACGTCGTTGATTGAATAACCAAAACGACCAGCACCATAAAGACCACCTGATGGATCATCTGATGTATTAGTGATACCGAACATAGAGTCAGCTGCTTCAGCAGCACCAAATGGATGACCTGCAGCAGATACTGGATCATTATTGTCGTTGTCAAATCCAGCTTGATCCGTACCATATTTAAAGTCTAAGTAAAATACAAGACCTGATGGTAAATTCATTGGTTGAACACTTACGAATTCTTTAGCAGCAAATTCTGCAAAGATACGTCTTACTAATGGTAAAGCAACACCAGCCCACTCTTCTGAGCCTTCTGCTGTTCCTGTTTGTGAAGATTCTCTCACAAGTTGGCGTGCTTGATTTTCTAAAAGCTGAGCCATACCAGCTTTTTCAGTTTCTCCTCTTAAGCCTTCTAATAATCCAGTCTTTTCCCATTTAGTTACAAGACCAGAAGCAGCAGCTCTTTGAGAAGGGTTATTGCTTTCTAGCAAATTTGAAATTTCCATTTCTTTCCTTTTTTTTTAATTTTTTACAAAAGACCAGCCAATTTCTTGAATCGGGCAGCCATTTCATTTCCTTCAGAAATAATTTCTTTAGCAGGAGCAGTTGTGCCAACAGCCTTAGAAGCTACATTTTTGTGTTCTTTTACAACACGCTTCTTAGCAGGCTTTTGGAATGATTCTGCCAATGTGCTAAATACTAATTTAACTTCTCTTGTATTACCAGCTCTATCAAAGTTTTCAATTACTTTCATTTTTTGATTTTCTGATAATTCAAAATTACGGAACAATTTGTTTGTGTAAAGAAGTTTTGCGTTTAGCAAATTTACTTCTTGAAGAACACCACGAAGTTGATTGATGGTAGCATACGCTTCTTCTAATTCTGTTGAATCCATTTCTTCTTCTTCAGTCATTTCTACATCATCCATGTCTTCTTCTTCATTAAGAATAGCTTCAATGATAGAATCAATGTCTTCTTCCATCATTTCATCATCTTCTTCTTTCATCATGCGATCTGCACCTTCCATCCCTTCATCATCCATGTCTTCTTCTTCATTAACATCTTCTTCAAGTTCACGAATGATTGATTCAAGATCAAGATCTCCTTCATCTTCCATTTCATCTTCCATTTCATCTTCCATTTCCATGTCTTCCATTTCACCCTCTTCAGCACCAAGCTCACCTTCGTAGTCATATTCTCCGTCTCCGTCGACATCAACTGCTACTCCAATTTCTTCGGCTGATTCTGGTTCCATTTCGTCCATTTCTGGTTCCATTTCGTCTTCCATGTCCATTTCATCCTCTTGCTCACGCATTTCAGAGCCGCGGTATGCACCTTCCATACCTTCTTCTTCATCGTCTTCTAATTCTTCAGACAATTTAGCTGAAAGCATGCTTTGGATTCTTGGAGTGAAAGCTTCTTCAAGAGCAATTTTTGCATTAGCTAAAGCAGTTTCTCTAACCGCATTTGCATCAGCAATCGCTTCTTTTAGCAAATCTGATTTTGCCATAAATTTTCTCCTTAAATTTGTTTTTTGGAAATAAGATTATTCAGAATCTTAATTTGTATTTGTTATTGATAAACAAGTGACGTTATATTGGAT